TAGATCAAAGACCCGCCTGCCACGAAACCATGACGCTTATCGCCATCGAGGCGGGGTGTGTTGCGATCACTGGAAAGAATAGTCATCAAAAGCCCTCCTGCGCTTTGCGCTCTTCATCGAGAACGGCTTGATATTCCTCGGCAGACAGGCCCAGCAGCTTGGCCGCTTGTGACTGCTCTGCGTTCATCGAGATGGAGCCATCGGTGCTGGGCGGGGTAAGATGGGCCACGCTGCCGCCGTTCAGCATGGGCATGCCTGCGATTTCTTTCTCGACGCGTTCGGGGTCTTCTTGGTGCATCGAGATGTAGTGATCGCGCAGCGCCTTCGGGATGAACCGACCCTTTTGGATCTCGCCATCGACAAAGGCCTCGGCCTTGTCCTTTGATGCGCCCCCTTGCAGCCCGGCGATCTGTTCCGCCTGCGCTGCGATGGTGTCCTGCATTTCCGTCAGAGCGGATTGCAGCGCGACTGCATCCGGCGCACCGGCTGCGGTTGCCTTAGCAGCGGCCACCACGTCGCCACCGGCATCGACGCCGAGGATGGTGGCGACCTCATCAAGCTGGGACTGCGCGGCGGTCGCACCGTCGCCATCTTCTTTCAGCTTATTGACCGCAGTCGTGACCTGTTCCTCGGTCGCATCCGCGCCGAGGTCCAACACGCCCGCGAGTTGTTTCAGAAACGACATGCGTTCCTCCTCTTCGAAGTTGAGCGCGGCCAGCCCGCGCAGGTTTTGACGGTTCACAAGGGAAGCATTGAGGATCGCGACCACGCGGTTGCTGCCGGGGTGGGCGAGACGAAAGACCGGCGAAATCCGGCGATAGGCTTGATCTGCAACCAAGCGCGCGCCTTCTTTCGTCCAGCGCACTTTGCCCCAGATGCCGTCCTCACGGGCCTGCATCTCGACAATCCAGCCACGGGCAGGGGCCTCACCACCGGCTTTGGCGGCGGTGAAGGATGCGTGATTGACGTCGATTTCAATCTCGCCACGCGCGGCGAAACTGGCCTCGATCACGGCTTGCGGATCGGTGACCTCGTAAGGGCCACGCGCGTCGAATGTTTCAAAGCGCCCGGCTGGGGTCAGTTGGATCCATTCAGGAACGTCCGCCCCCTCTGGGGGCGAGGGGAGGTCCTGTGCGGCCATCATGGCGATATGCGATGCTCTGCTCATGCATGCATCTTCACCAATGGCACAAAAGCAAAACACCCGCAGCGATGTGCGGGTGTTTGGAGCCAAACTTGCAGGTGGAGGAGATGTTCAGGCTTTCAGAGAGTTTCGACGGCCAAGTCTAATAGCTGTGAAGGCCGTCAGTAGCCTAAGAAACCAGACCATTCGCTTTCCTGATCAGTTCAACTAACTTGCCAATTTGTGCTTTCAGATCAAGAATATCTAGGTTGGCTGGTTGCTCGCATACATATCCGGCAACACTTACTTTGTCTGCTTGTTTATTAATTTTCTCTTCTTTGCGGTTAGGCTGCTTCCTCTCGAAATAGAAGGCATGGTCATACTGCCCAGTCGCAACAGGACCCTTGTAAGAGGACGAGTGAGTGCTTTCGAGAGCTTCGTGCAATAGCACTGGGTCAACGTAATTTTCGACTTCGCGCCCTTTGGTGATCCAAACTAGGCCGTTCCCATCCGAGAGTTCGCTCTTCAATCGATTTACTGCGGGTTTGAGCTTTGCTCTCGGGCCATCTTTGTCGCTATCAAGAATTATTGCCATGTTTTGGTTCAGTGCTCGCAAGTCGATGAACTCCTGCAGACTTTCTTCGTCTACCACTTCGCTCGCCCCCAAGTGCCGGACCAATGCACCCCCATAGAACATGATAGTGTAGTGGATGCCCTCCGTGAGTTCTGGCGCAGCGGCTTCCAACCAATGGCGCAAGTAAATTCGATCCGAGGGTCCCTCAACCCATACCACAGCATTGGATTGCAGAATGTCAGAGGCGCGGTAACCTAGATCGTCGCAGATTTTCTTTCGGTCGCCTCTATGAATGGCCGAAGTTATGCGCGTTTGGACACCGTCATTCTCAACTCGGAATATTGAGGCGTCTGGCGTGTCGATAAATGCCGCTGAATGTGTCGCGATGAAGTACTGGTTATTGGTATGCTCTTTGAGGTACCGAATAAGCTTACGCTGGAGCACCGGGTGTAGATGGATTTCCGGTTCCTCGATGCAAACGATCATCTCATCATGTATGGTGCAAAATGCTGCGATGAGGATAACTTCTTGGATGCCCGTTCCAAGCCGAAACAGTGGAAGGACCTTGTTGTCTATGTGAACTAGAAGGTGCTTTCTGTCGTGTGGCACCTCAATCTTTACGTCGCGCTTGCCTGTCACGACCCTGACAAAACCGGTGATCTTGTCGAATAACAATCTGTCTTCACGTCGATCATGATCGGGACTTTGTAGTTCGGCCAACTCATCAATAAGCGTCTTATCGTTGCGTATTTTGAAGCCTGTCGCACCCTCTCCCAAGTCGCGCTCCGCAGGAATGTGAGCCGTTCTGGGGAAGTCAACTTGCTGTAGCATTAACATCCGCAGCAGAATTGCTTGCGTAAGTTGACCTATGCTGCCGCCAGAGCCCGTCCTCATAAGGTGCGATAAGTCGTTCCATGCGTTATGCCCGAAAAGCCTCCCCAACTCAGAAAAATCAACATTTTTTACGAAGCTCTTATCGCCACGAGGGTTTTCAGCAATCCAAACAAATCCATGAGTGGACAGGTGCTCTGCAATGGTTTCACCCATCTTTACTAAATCGAACCTGGAGGTGGTTCCCGCTAAGTGTTCTTCACAACGAGACGCAAATTCAGAAACTGGTATCCCAACAGATGAGTTCAAATTCCCCGTCACTTCGCCCCTGAAGTCTTCCGCAGGGCCGAGTGGTTGAATTTTCTTCATGCGCTGAGCGAAGGGCAATCTATCTCGGATGAAATTCAGGACTGTCGATTTCCCTGAGTTATTGGCTCCGATAAATAGGTTTATATTTGAGAAAGGCCCTATAAACTGTTCATCAGAACCGATCCCGCGATAGAATTGCAAGGAAAGGGCCTTGAGGTAATTTGGCATGAGAACTCCAGTTGGCTTATGGAACTGTAATAACTTGTTGTAATAAATCCATACATCGAACTTGCGCAGCCCCAATCCCGAGGCACTGTGCGGAACACATCTTGATGGTTGTGTACCTACCCAAGCGAGTTTCTCTTGGAAATGCTTGATTTCAGAGCCGGTGTCGGACTCTAGCAGCATCTCATTCGTTACCCAGCCACTCCTCCAGTTCCTCCACAATCGCGCTGCGGTCCTCATCAGACACCCCAAGGAACGGACGGGCTGGAATGTTGCCCCAAGGCAGCGGGCCACCCTTTGAGCTTGAACCAAACGCACCCTGCCGTGCGCCGAACTGCATTACCGCCGCTTGGATCGCATTGCTGCCCCACGTCAGCCCGTCGGCGCTGGCCTGATAATTGAGCTGCTGGCGCATCTCGCCGCTCTTGTTCAACGGTTGCGCCCCGTATTTGATTTTCAATGCGAAATAGCGCGCCAATGTGGTTTCCGAGCGTGGCGCGAAGGGTGTTCCGTCTGGCTGCTGACCCTTCAACATGCGGTCTTGGGTCGATTGCACCAGAAATTCGCCCAGATCCTGCATCACCGGCGACATGTCATCGAGCTGCGAGTGAAGCTGCTTCAGGCGCAGTTCCAACCCCTCGTCATTGAATTTCAAGGTGTACATGCTTAGTCACTCCCGCTCAGAAGGCGGCTGAGAATTGGGTCACTCTCGCCCAAGCGCTGTATGTTGGTAATAAACAAGCCCTCCACTGAGCGGGTTGCCTTCACGACCAGCACGTATCCCGGCGCACTGGGGTCGTCGCGCACAAAGATCAGACTGTTTTCACCATCCTGCACCCGGTGGGTTGCAAGATTGATTGTCGCTTGCGCCTTTGCGTAATCCGCGACCGTCAGCTCGGGGTGATGCCGGCGCTGTTTCGCAAGGGTTTCAGCCGAGAGTTCCGCCACGCGGCGTTGAGAGCCGATTTTCTGCGCATCTGCATCGCTGAGACGCGCAAGCGGCCATGCCCCGCGCGGATCCTCAAACCAGCGCTTAAACGGTCCATCAAGCCAGCTTTCAATCAGGTCGGTTGCGGGTTGCGCGTGCAGCTTTTCCAGCTTGTCGCGAAAGGCGAGGATGGTGTCGGCAGCACTTGCACCCGGCGCATAGTCCCAGCCCCGGTCGATACCTTGCGGCGCGCCTGTGCGCGGGTCGCGCGCGTCCCAGCCTGCCGGGAGCTTCACATTTGGATTGCCACCGCGCCGGATCGCGGCGGCTTTGGAGCGCGCGCCAAAGACCCGGCAGGAACAGCCCCAGCCATTGGGCGGAAACCAGATTGCCCAGAATGGGTGGTCAGCTTCTAGGATCAGACCGTCGAGCGCCAGATGTTCTGGGCGTGGCTCGTGCGATCCGCCGTGCCGGTAGACCCAATATTTGAACCCGCCCTCGCGCAACTGGGCAAAGCGCCCGGCCTGATATGACACGCGCATGTTGGTACGGTAGATCACCCGCATGCGCCATTCTTCACCACCGGGCGTGCCTTCGCCGGTCCAGCCGTGCCAGCCATTGCGCTCCACAATTTCCCGGAAATCGCGCTTGAAGGTCTCAAACCCGGTTCCTGCAGCGATGGCTTTGTCGACCGCAGTGGCAAGGTCGGTGAGCAAATCAGCCTTTACCGCCCCCGCAACCATAAAGGCGCGATCATGGGCGCTGCGCTCGATGTCATCCCAGCGCACTGTGGGCACCAGATCCCCCAAGCGAAGGCGAAAGGCGGCGACTTGTTCGGCAAAGGGTTTGCGGAAGGTGGCCGCGAGATCAGCCATCCGCTTCTCCCTCGATCATTGCCCGGCCACCGGTCTCGCCCGCCAGCATTGCACTCGCGAGGACAGCTTCCAGTTCCGCCGCATCAATATCGTCGGAGCTGGCGAGCAGCATTTCGCGGAACTCTTCAAAGCTGGAGGAGGCTTTGAGCATCGCTTCGATGCGCGCAAGCATCTGGCCCATTCCGGCGTGGGCCTCTGTTTCGAGACGGGCCGCAAGTGCCGCCTCTGGGGGTAACGCCTCAGAGCGGCCCACAGGGGCCTCTTCCGCCTGCTTCGCACCATCGCCTCCTAAAATCCCGAGATGGTCGTTTAACCGGCATTTAAATTCGCTCTGTGGGGCCATTGCGTCGGATTGCCCGGTCGCAGATGCGGGCTGCGGGGCATTTTCGGGCAATTTTGCCGGTGATCCACCGATTGCGGGGTCGGCTGCGGTGGGATCGGAGAGACCGAACTTTGCGAGGATCTCGGATTGCTTCACGCGCAGGCCGTTCTGGATGAACGGGTTCAAGGCGTTTGAGAATGCCTCCAAGTCTTCCGGCTCCGGGCGACCGATTTTCAGGCGCGGGGCAGGGGCGTCGGGGCCGTACTCAAGCTGGACCCATGGGCGGATCAGATCGCGATTGATAATCGCGCCGAGCTGCTTGGCATCGGCGCGTTCGATGTCCTCCTGCACTTGGCGGTGTTCTTTGCCGGACCCCAAGCCGCCGGTTTCCGCGTCAGTGGTGGCGGTTTGTCCGAGCACCAGTTTGGAGGTTTGCTTGTCCAGCCAATCGCTGCGGCGCTCATAGTGATCGGTGGACGCGCCAATGCTCTTGGCCTCCTGAAACTCGATCATCATGCTTTCGGGAATGATCGCGGCGCAGTCTCCGGCGATGTTGGCAACGGCCCTGAACAAGGTCTTGCGGTCATCCTCAGAGGTGCCGGGGCCATATTTGCCGATGCGCAGCGGCTGCCCGTAGGTCTGGGTAAAGATCGCCCAGTCCCGTTGGGTGTAGGCCTTAAAAAGCCACGCCCACAGTGCAACTCGCGCCAAACCAGACCGAAGCGGCAGGCCAGACTTCGCTTTCATCGGGGCGTAGATGTACTGGAAGGGCGGCAGGATCTCTTCTTGCCCCGTTTCCGGGTTCAGCATCCGGGGTGTTTTCAGATCCTTGCGGTCAAAGCGGAACCAGCGCGGGTCGCAATATTCCAGCGTCGCGGGTTCATACTGCCCCTCGGAGGTGTCCCAGCGGATATGGGTGAAGGAATAGCCTTTGCCCAATGCGTCGAGAATTTCGAACAGCTCATCCGTCAGTTCATCGCGCAAAAGCCACTTGCGCACGCGCGCGGCGATTTCCTCGCCTAGTGGGGTTTCTTCTCCCGGCTCAACAGTGATGTCGAGCTGCGAGATTGAGCGGCGACGGGTGCCCAAGACCCCCAGATAATGGGCGTCACGCTCTTCGATGGTTTCCGCCAGCTCCAGATAACGGATGGGATCACCAGCGTCGGCTTCCTTCAGGATACTGGACAGACGACCGGGGTTCAGCCCGTCGCCGGGGTATCCGGTGAGCGGACTGCGCACACCCCCAATGGTGGAGGGCTCGTCAAACCTCATAAGGTCGGCGCGACGCACCGGGTTTCCCCAGCGGTCGAGCAGTTGCGGGGTCTTCGCCATGGATCAGGCCCCCACACGACTGTTGTTGATCACGACCCAGAAATAAGCCGCGCACAGCAACCAGAGCATCAACACGGCCCCGGTCTCCAGCAGGATCACGCCAGCGGCCAAGCCAACCGCGCCTTTGACCACCACCCAGCCATGTTTGCCAAAGCGACGCATCATAAAGGCAACGAGAGGGTTTGCCTCGCGCCCGCCGCGTGCGAGCGCTTTGATCGTGGTGAAAGTGTCCGCAACCTGCAAAAGCAGATAAATGACGAATGCGATTGTGGGATCTTTGATAACTGCGATCATGAGGGGTTCCTTTCACAGGCCTCCACGGATTGATGCGCCGAGCGGTTCTTTCCACCACGGACGGTCCAGCGCGTCTTGTTCTTCAACGGTCATGCCCATGCGCCCGTCTTTTGGTTCACCGTTGCGATTGTCGGGCACGGGGGTGTAGGCGATTTCGACCCAGCGCATGCGGGAGGCAAAATGCGCTAGCGCCAATGCGATGGCGTAGTCGCCGTGGCGTTTCTTGCCTTTGGCGTCGGCTTCACGGATCTCCGGCACGCGGGGGATGCCGCGCACCTTTTTGACAGCCCGCAGGTCGCCCATGTGAGCGTCCCAGCGCCCAATCGAGAGCGTGGCCTCTTCAAAGGCGGTTTTCAGGGGCGGCATGTTCACCCTGTACCAGTCCTGGCTAAACTTGATCGCCCAGACCATGCCGGGGCTGTCGTCGCCTTCCTTCAGGCCGAACTTGCGCCCCATGTCTTCGGCCACGGTCCAGCCCATGCCGGTTGCGTCAAAGGCAGCGCCGACGCAGCGGGTGCGGACCCGGTCCATCACCATGCCCACGATCAGCTTTTGCTCGTTGCCGGGCACGTTGCGCATCTCAATCGTGAGCGCCTCGCGGCGATGCATGTTCTTCTCAATGGCGAGGAGGCATAGGACCGAGAGGTCAGCCACGCGGGCGAAGTCAAACCCAAGCGCATAGAGGACGTCGAGCGGCAAGGCATCCAACACTTCCTCTAGGCGCTCCATAAAGGGGCGCATCAGCTCCCGCTGCTCGGCAGTGCTGCGCTGCAGGTAGTCGCCGGGCAGTTCCAGCTCCAGACAGGGCGCATCGGCGTTCATGCGCGCCTC